GCTTTTTCAAACACTTACCTTTTATTCGCTTATTAGACGAACTCAAGATTTGTAACGTTAATTCTACCATAATAGTCCGAGCTATTACCTAACGATGTTGTTGGGTCCGTAAACACAACTTTACCGTATCTTGTCATCAAGGACATTACTGGCTGGAACGTAATTGGGTTAACAATTACACCACTAGACATGACTGGCACGTATGGAGTGTAGAAGTAACCTGCATCAGTTTCACCATTACCACCTTTGTAACCGACAAGAATCTTGTCAGAACCAGTTGGTGCAGATGAACCCGGCTGAGCCTGATTCCACAAGTAGCTATAAACTTTGATTGTACCGTTCAAAGTACCAACCAACATGGTGTTGTTTGGACCCTTGAATGAACCCTCGATAGCTGGTGCAAAAACTGACTTAGATGCAGTCTGAAGAACAGACACGATCATTGGGCTGACGACGATGAAGTTACCAACACCACGACGAGTCTTACGACCGATTTCATTTGCAACGAAGTTAATCGTAGCACCCAAGTTAGAGAAACGATCACCAACGAATGCTGGAGCATATGCTGGACCATCTGTCAATGCGAAGTCAAATGCACGAACTGTACCTGCGAGAGCAAGCAAGTCGTTAATGATTTCTGCATCGATTTCCTGAACGATTTCTGCTGACAAAGCTTTCGTCAATTCATTTTCGATATCCAAACCGTGCTGACTGTTCAAGTCCTGCATTGCTTCGATTGTCCAACCAGCCTGCAACTTACGAGTAGTTGCTTCAACAACCTGAGAAATGATTTCCAATGTCATTTTACGACCACCAGAACCTTCAATGTGTGAACCACCACCACCACGCAAGCTACCACCAACAGGGTTACCATAAAGCGTTGTACCTGTTGAATATGTTGTAGCATTTAATGCAGAACCCCAACCTTCACCAGTCGCTGTGGCAGCACCGATATCAGCCGTATCCGCTTCAGCGTTAGCAATACCAGATGCACCAGCCGCTTGCGCAGAACCGATTGTACCTGAATAGAACTGACGCAATGGCTTTGCGTTACCAAAAGCTTCGTCACCAGCCGCAATATCATAACCACCGAACTGTGAACGACCAGCAGTATGAGTCATCGCTTCTTCGTACTTATATTTCAAAGTAAAAATCTGCGCAACTGGACCAGACATTGGCTGAACACCAACGATTTCAGTAGCAATTGTACCGGGAATAATACGACGAATCATTGGAAGCAATGTCTTACGGAAGTTAGCGATGTTGCTTGTGCTAACTGCACCAGCAGCAGCCGTTTCGCTCAACTGAGCCAAATACGCTTTCTGGTTTTCTAAAACTGTACCAACAATTTGTTTCTTTGAAGGACTTAAACCTTCTAAAAGGGCTTCCTTAGCTTCACCCCAATTTTCAACCAACTCTTTATTAACGTTATCCATTTTAATTTTCTCCTGTAATAGATAATTTACTGTTTAATACCTCATCCGAAGCATCAATTTACTTTTCGATACCTGCCCATCTTTGCAATTTTTCCTTAGAACTTTCGCTCAAGGCAACTTTATCGCTATTGTTTAACACTTCTTCGGTAAGACCTTCATCGCCTGTAACAACTGTTACCTTCGGGTCAGTCTCAGTAGAGATATTACTTTCAGCTAGTACAGGTGTATTAACACGGTCCTTCTCTGATTCCTCTACTTGTGTTCCTACAGTTTTGTGTAGTACACGACCAATATAATTATTGTAGGTTTCTTCTAATTTATCGGTAGCAACACCGTTTAAAATAGCCTGCATAACTTCTCTTGGCTTATCTGTTAAAGATTCTAAAACACGAGTCATTTCTTTCTCACGCTTAAGCGTCTTCAATTCATTTTGTGCTTCTGTTAATGATGCAACGGTTGAGCTAAGTTCAGTCTTGGTAGATTCCAATTTAATCTCAGCACCCTTTTCATCATGAAAATTATTTTTATATTCTTTTACAAAACTCTCAAAGATTTTCTTACCAAATGCCATCTTGCGTGCATCAGCAATTTCTTCTTTCAACTCTTCAATTTCAGCTTCCATTCGAGCTTCAACGAACGTATCAAGAGTTTCGATCAATTCTTTCATGTCATTTTTAACAACATTTGCCATTTCTTCACGAGCTTCAACAAGCTTCTGTGCATGTTCAACTTCTAAATCACGGAAACGTTGAATGTCTTCCTTCAACTCAGTTAATTCGGCTGTCAATACTTCCTGAGACTTCGTATCTAATGCTTCAATCAAAGCATCTTTATCTGCTACGAACTGTTCAGCCAACTGTGCTTTAACTTCAACGGTAGCAGCTTCAACAGCTTCCGTTAATGCCGCTTCAACTAATGCCTTCAATTCAGTTTTGCTTTCTTCGTTCAACAATTCTGATTCGAAGATTTTATTGAATAATTCTTT